CAGCCTGTCAGAAGGGAGCGACCACGGGATGAGAAAGCGCCTTCGCTGCTCAGATCGCCATTGCAAGTGGAGCGGGCTGGAGTCTGACGTCCTCGTAGAGGGCGAAGAGTTGCGGGCGTGTCCCCAGTGCCGTGACTGCTCGACGCTGGAAACGGCATGTGACGTTACTGGCTGCCGGGAGTCATGGGCGGGCGGTACGCCAACCAAGAGCGGCTACCGATGGACCTGCTCGCGCCATATGCCATCAGCGGAGGAGCGAACAGGATGAGCCGCGCCCACAAGTATCACGCGATCCCCACCACCGTGGACAACATCCGTTTTGACAGCAAGAAAGAGGCCCAGCACTACCAGGGGCTCAAGCTGCTGCAACTCGCCGGGGCGATCCGCGAGTTGGAGTTGCAGCCGGTGTTCAAGTTGTACGCGATCTGTCACGGGTGCAATGGTGGCGGCTTGTGCGAGGTGTGCCACAGCGAAGGCAGGTTATTCGTTGCCAAGTACGTGGCCGACTTTCGGTATATCAACCAGGCCACGGGCGAGGTGGTTGTTGATGATGTCAAAGGCGTGCCGACGGCGATGTATCGGTTGAAAAAGAAGTGGACTGAAGCCCAATACGGGATCACGATCACGGAGGTGTGACATGGCAGAGGCAGAGAGCAACGGGCGGCGGTCGGTGGCGGGCATCCTCGAGGGGATACAGGAGATCCAGAAGGGGTTGATGTTGGAGCACGCACGGCTGGCGAATGAGGCGCAAGCCGCTGAGTTGTCAGCCAACATCGTGCGTCAGCAGATCGAGGTGCTCCAGTCGGTGCTGGACGCGCCATTCGCTCAACCCGGACAACGAGAGGACCAGTCATGATCGAAGCACTGATCGGACTCGTCGTCGGCATACTCATCGGCTGGGCGTGGCGAGCGACCACGCCAGCGTCACAGATCATCGACCGCTACGTGCAGAAGGACCAGCGGCACTACGAACGGTGGCAGGCGATGTGCCAGCTACTCGGCACGCATCCGACGATCAAGGCCCCGCCGACGTGGCGCATCTTACGGCCGAAGCGGGCGAAAGCGCGGTCGATCTTTGGGCCACGCAGGGTGGCATAGAGAGGGAGTGAAGACATGCCAGAGACACCGGACTGGATGGCGCTGGCGCGATCAGGGTGCGATATTTGCGCGTACGTCCTGGCGCACGAGCCGACGACCAGTGCGTCTCGGCCGCCCTCTCACCCCCAGGAGAGACACCAGCCGGCTAATGTGCCAAAATATTGACGCAATTCACCATTAACCGACATGGCCAAAGGCAAGAAAACAGGCGGTCGAGACTTCGCACCCGGCAATTCGGGCAAGCCCAAGGGGGCCAAGGACAAGCAACCCCGACGGGCTAAGGCGTCCGTGGTGCGGCACCTGGCCGAGTACATCGAGAACCACCCCGACGAGCTCCAGGACGCCATCAAGCGCGGCCTCGAGAGCGCCAATCCCACCACGTTTCTGGCGCTGGCCGCTGACCACCTGGACGGCCGGCCGGTGCAGAAGGTGCAACTCGGCGGCGAGGATGGCGGCCCGATCAAGGTGACGTTCGGTGGCCGGTATCGTCCCGAGGCCGATGCCTGATATTAGTATCCGGTGGGCCCCCATCCCCAACACGCCGCAAGAGACGGCCTGGGACGACGACACACCCGACGCGAATATCCTGTTCCGGGGTGGCTGGGGAGCTGGTAAGACCATGTGGTTGTGGGCTAAGGTGCTCAAGCTGTCAGCCATCAACTATCCGCTGGCCGGTATCTGGACCGTGCCCGGCTGGGGCCACATCAAGAAAACCCTGCTCCCGTCGCTCGAGGAAGTCGACGCCGAGGGCCGCCATTGGTTCCTCAAGCCGGACCAGTTCCACTACAACGGCGAGACACACACGATCACCTGGCCCGGCGGTGGGCCGATCCAGTTCGCCACCGGGGAGCACCCCGACTCGATCGCCGGCCCGAATATGGCCTGGGCCGCGGTCGACGAGCCCGGCTCGATCCCGTACGCCGCATGGCGCAACACGGTCGCCCGGGTCCGGCACGTCGGGGCCAAGCTGCGGCAGAAGGTGGCTGCCGGCACCAACGAGGATCTCGGCTGGCTGGCTGAGATGTTCGGCCCTGACCGCGACGAGCACTGCCACGTCTACCAGATGGACACCCGGCAGAACACCGAGCTGCTCGAGGCCAACCCCCATTACATCCGGGAGATCCTCGCCAACGCCACCGAGGCCGAGGCCAAGGCCTACATCGAGGGCGGCGTGGCCAACCTGACCGGAGCCCTGGCGCATCCGGGGTTCGACGCGGAGAAACACTGGGTCGAGGGCGTTGCGCCAGCGGATCCCACGCTGCCGCTGGTGCTGGCGTTCGACTTCAATGTGGATCCCATGTGCTGCGTGATCGGCCAGACGCGGCCCGGCCCCTACGGCCAGGAGGCCCATGTGGTCGACGCGGTGGTGCTCCATGGCGGGTCGACCGTCGACCAGACCTGTGATGCGGTGCTCGCGCGTTACCCGTCCTGGCCCAAGGGGTTTATCATCTATGGGGATGCCACCGGCAAGGCGCGGCACGTCAAAAGCCTGGTGTCGAACTACAGCATGATCCGAGACCGTTTGCAGTCGGCTGGCCGCATCACCATCCGGGTGCCGACCGTCAACCCGCCGGTGTCGACCCGCCTCAACTCGGTCAACCGCATGCTGATGAACGCGTTAGGGCAGCAGCGGATCTACATCAGGCGCACGCTGCCGGCGAAGCAGTGCCCCACGCGCGAGCTGGTGCGGTCGTTGCAGCGGACCCAGAAAAAGACCGGCACGGATGACGTGTTGAAAAAGGCCGGGGAGACCATCACGCACGCCGGGGAGGCGTTCGGCTACTGGGTCGCCTATGAGTGGCCCGCGAAAAAGCCGTCGGCCGTGGTGACGAACATCCAGGCCGGCGCACAGGGGCCGCCGGTGTCGAAGGCGATGCAGGCGATACGGCGACGCAAACGCCGGTCGGCAGACGAGAACAACATCAGCGCGACCGAGGGCTAGACCATGGCTGACTTTATTTCCGGCATCTTGAACACCACCGAGCAGGTCAAGCGCCTCGACCTGCTCAAGCGGGTGCACCCGCTCCACGCGCGGTACAGCCGGCTGTGGAATGTCGGGCTGGACGCCTATGACGGATCGGGCGGGTTTCTGGATGGCGGGTACCTCTGGGAGTTCCCACGTGAGGAAAAAGCCGACTTCCAGCGCCGGCAGCAGCAGGCCAGATACCATAACTATGCCGAAACACTGGTCGATATCTACGTGCGCCACATCACGTCATCGGTGGAGCGGAGCACGACAGACACCGGCCTCGAGCAGTGGTGGCAGAGCGTCGACGGCCGTGGGCAGAGCATGGACAGTTACGCCCAGGCGGTGCTGGGCCCTGCTCTGGCAGCTGGGCATGCCGGCACGCTGGTGGACAAGTCCAGCGCGGTGCCCACGGGGCCCAGCCGGGCCGATGACAGCCACCCGCCGTATCTGGTGACCGTCCAGGCCCCGGCGATCCTCGACTGGCGCATGGACCGTCAGGGGTTGGCCGCGATCAAGCTGGCCATGGAGCCAACCCAGACCAGTCTGGCCGAGCCGGTCGACGTGTCCAAACATGACTTTCTGCTGTGGGATCGGGACATGTTCGCGCGGTTTGACCATGCCGGCACGCTGCTATCGGAAGGCGAGCCCGGGTTGGGCGTGGTGCCGTTCGAAGTGCTGCGGCCCAAGCCGGCCCGCCGGCACCCGGCGATCGGCAAGCCGCTGATCACGCCGTCGGTGATCCAAGCGCTTTACAACCGCGCCTCGGAGGAGGACGTGGTCATGCGCGATCAGGCGTTCAGCCTGTTTGTGGTCTCGGTGCCCATGGAGACCTCCCAGGAGGAGATCGACGCTGTCCGGGCCACGATGGGCCAGGGCGTGGGCACCACCACGGTGTCTATTATCAAGGGAACGGCTGACTTCAAAACCGCCAATATGGCCGTGCCCGAGATGATCCGCGGGAACCAGTCGTTCCTGGTCTCGGAAATTTACCGCATGGCGCATCTGCGGTTCGACCGCGGATCACTCCAGGCGCAGTCCGGCGAGGCGCTCCGCATCCAGCGGCAAGAACTGGAAAAGACACTTGTGAGCATGGCGGCGATGATGCGCGAGTTTGAAATGGCGCTGGTGTCGCGGTATTTCAGTTGGACGGCTCCCCAGTCCGAGGGGGCGGTCGAGCGGGCCAAGGTGGAGATCGTCTACCCGACGGACTTCGCCGTGCGGAACCTGGAGGACGAGTTGGCCGGGTTCGCAGCGGCGACCGCGATGCAGCTGGGCAAGACAGCCACCGCGGCGATCAAAGAGCGTGTGGTCAACTTGGTCCTGCCTGACCTGGCCCCGGACACGCTCAAGGTCGTCCAGTCCGAGATCCAGGGCATGGCCGAGGCACCGGCGGGGCAGGCTGAGAGCCGGCGGGCCAGTGCCGAGGAGGCGTTGCGGGCGGCCGGTGTTGAGATCGAGGAGGTCGCCGCGTAGACCATGGCCCTGATCGACGACCTCAAGCGGCAGGCGGCGGCCGAAACCGCGCTGATCGACAGCATCACGGAGGAGTTCGCCGCCGAGCTCGCCCGTGTCCTAGCAGGGGTCAACCGTCAGATCCGCCGCCTGCTGGGCCGGCTGGACAACACCGACGGCCGGTTGGTCTCTGACCGGGCGGCGCTGGGCCGGGCGTTGGCGCTGCGCACCGAGATCCGTCAAGTGCTGGATGATGCCGGGTTCGGCGTGCTGGCCGCTGAAGCGTTCGACCTGGACGATCTCGCCGCGCGCACCCTCCGCGGCAACAGTATTGCGGCTCGAGCGGCACGGCTGACGCCGGTCAACCCGAACGTGGTCACCGCCCTGCAGACGCTCAAGGAAGCCGACCTGTTGCAGTTGGGCGAGCAGCACACGGATGCGGTGTGGCGGGCCGCCCTGGACGGCGTCATCGGCACGCGGCCCCTGGACGATCTCGTGGACGAGCTGGCCGATATTGCCGACGTGACCGAGCGCCAGGCCCGCACGTTGCACGATACCGCCGTCAGCACCTACAGCCGGCAGGTCAAGCAATTAGGGCTCCCGGGTGAGCCGGGCGACCGGTTTCTGTATATGGGCCCGTTCGACAGCAAGACGCGGTCATTCTGTCGGAGCCAGGTCGGCCAGGTCCGCACGCGCGAGGAGATCAGCGGACTGCAGAACGGGCAGCTTCCCAACGTGCTGCTGACCGGCGGCGGGTACAACTGTCGACATACGTGGCAATTTATCGGTGACGCCACCGCGGAGGAGGTCGGCGCATGATGAAGGTGACCCGCACCGGGCCCAAGCTGACCGACATCGACCTCTCCCCGCCGGCACTCATGCGGGAAATAGGCGAGGGCCTGATCGCCCGGGTTCGCACCCGGACCACCAAGGGCACCGACGCCGACGGCAAAGGCTTTGCGGCGCTGTCACCGAGCTACGCCAAGCAGAAACGCAAGGCGCTGGGGCACGCCCGGGCTGACCTGACCGTCTCGGGGCGCATGCTCAACGATATTACGGTGCGGCCCAGGCCGGGCGCGGTCACGCTGTCGTTTATCTCAGGCGGGAGCGCCTCGAGCGGCGGGACATTTATCCAGCGATCACGGTCGGTGGGCGCTGCCGAGAAGGCTTTTTTCCATAATGTGTCGGGCGCGGGAAAAAAACGTGTTGTCAGGCCCTTTTTTGGTCTATCATCCCAGGATATTACCTGGGTGATGCGAAAAATAGAGATCCACGCCACGCGCGAGTTGCGATAAATGGCAGACGAACCCACCATCGAGAGCCTGACCGCGGAAAATGAACGCCTCCAGGGCGATGTCACGCGCATCGCCGCCGACCGTGACCAGGCCGTGCGCGCCAAGCAGCGGGGCAAGGAATTAAGCGCCGAGGAGCGTCAAGAACTGACCGACCTCCGCGCGACCCAGGAGGCCGGCGAGGAAAGCCGGCTGCGGCAGGCGGGCGAGTTCGACACCCTCAAGGAAAAGCTCGAGCGCGAGAAAGCCGAGTCTGACACCGCCGCCACGGATGCGCGATCCGCGCTGGCGGCGAGTATCATCGAAACCGCGTTTCACGGCGCGCACGAGTTGTTTGGGCCGGACGGGCTGACGACACTGACACCCGAGTTCGGGTTGGCAGGGTTTCGAAGCCACGTACGGTATGTCCCGGCCGAGAACGGCACCCCCGCGCGTACGGAGGTGTTGGGACTGGACGGAGAGCCGATCAAAGGCGAGAACGGCGAGTCTGCATCCTTCACGCGGGGAATGGCGCAGTTGATAGACCAGTGGCCGACCAAGGACGCGATCCTTCGGGCGGCTGGCAGAACCGGCTCAGGAGCCGGGGAGTCACACGACGACATCAACGTCGAGTCAGCCTCGCGTGCCGAGATCGTAGCCGCGGCAGTCAAAGGCGACCCAGCCGCGATCAAGCGGTTGCAAGCCACCCAGCCGGCGACACAAGTCAGTGGTCGCCATTGGGAAAACGCCGCCGCCGACTGATTCTCAAGACGCGGGGCGGGCTCTGAGATAGGAGCGCTGCCCCATGGCGAACGAATCAACCACCACCACGCTGACCGAGACGATCCGCACCGAGACGATCGGCGCGGCCGTCCTCGGCTACACCTCCAACCCGGGCGTGTCGGGTTTTGTCACCTCGGCAGACATCACGGGTCTGCCCACGCTCAAGCACGTCTTCCCGATCATCGACAACATCTCGGCGGGCGCGATTGCCGAGGGGTCGGATTACACGACCAACAGCGCGCTAGATACGAGCGGGTCGGCCTCGGCCACCGTCTCGGAGCACGCCGTCAAGTCGACCATCAACGATCTGGCCATCGGTGCCACGCAGGAGGATTTCACCGGCGGCGCGTCGGGGCCGGTGACCAACGCGGCCAGCGCACGAGCGGCCACGATCGGGACCATGTTTGCTCGGTCGCTGGTGAAGCTGCAAGACCAGGACATCACGGCGCTGTTCGGGGCGCTCAACTCATCCACGGGAGCAAACGCGGGGCCGCTCACGGCGGCGCTGTTGACCGAGGCCAAGAGCACGCTTGACGAAAATGATGTACCAGACGATCGCCGTGTGGCGGTGATCCACCCGACCCAGCACCGGCCGCTGATTGCGGTCTTTGATGACGCGTCGACGTTTGGCGCGGCTGGCGCGGCCATGGTGCAACGCGGGTCGGTGTCGATGCTCTACGGGCTGGAGGTGTTCAAGACCACCAGTGTCGGGACGGCGACCGTGTCAGCGTCGACCACGTATGCGGGAGCCATCATGCACCCGGATGCGATCGGATTGGTGACGAAGGGCGGCATGCTCACGGTGGAGGTCGAGCGCGACGCCTCGGCGCGTCAGGTGGAGGTGGTCGGTACCTCGATTTGGGGCGAAGTGGAGTATCGGGGCGGCGCGACCACGAACGGCCGCGGCGGCGCCGGGGTGTTCTTCTACAGCAACACCACGAACTGAGCACGCGGAGGCGGGCGGGGTGTCGCATGGCCCCGTCCGTCGTCGTCGTGCGGCAACCCAGCGGGGGCAAGCGTGAGTCTAAAGCTCGTACCGTTCGATCAGTCCTGGGTCTCGACCGTCGGCGACTCAGGGGCGCCGCTGTTGGACATCAAAGCCATTTACCGGCGGCCCAGCAAGCACCCTGAGACGTTCAACGTCAATCGCGATCACGCTGGGTTCCCGATCTGGGACATCGTTGGCGGGTTGCCAATCCAGCATCACGCCAAGTGGCTCGAGCGCGGGTTTGAGTATGTGACGCTAGCGGGGCGTGCTGACTTGGTGGCCGTCTATAACCCTGACAACCGCGAAAAAGGCATTGCCCCGCCGCGTGACGCCGAGGGCATGCCGATTGCGATCGGTGAGTTTATCCAGAATCCGAAGACCGAAGGCCCCTGGCACCCGGCCGAGTACCAGGCGACGGACGCGGAAGAACGGACGGACGCCATCGCTCGACTGGCCGCTGATATTCAAGAGCTCGGCCGCGAGCGTGCCGAGCTGCTGCGTCAGCGCGACGATAGGTCGTACCGCATCCCGGCCGCGTTCATGGCTGCACCGAAGCGGGGCCGGCCGCGGAAGTCGGTAGAGACGCCGGCCGGCGAGGCGGTGCCCGCGTGAAGCTCGCCATCGGTGTACCGACGTCGCACGGATTCCCTATCCCGGTAGAGTTCATCGAGTCGCGTGACGCAATGCTGCGTCACCTACGGGGCGGCGGCGGCGTCATCGGCCAACCCGGCGCGGGGATGGTGACCGACTTCGTGCAAATCTCGTCGCACGCCTTCCCGGTGGACGTGGCGCGCAATCAGATCGTGCGGCGCTACCTGGAGACGGACTGTGACGCGCTGCTGTTTCTTGATGCAGACCATGTCCTACCTGCCGATCTGCCTGACCGCCTGGCCCGGCATCAGAAGGACGTCATCACGGCGCGGTATCACGTGCGACAGCCGCCGTATCACGCCAATTGTTACGTGAGCCACCCCCTGGCGCCGCGTGGCGAGTTTAAGACCGTGCACTACGGGCACGGTGTCTTTGAGATTGACCGCGGCGGCGCCGGCGCGCTGCTGATTCAGCGGTCTGTGCTGGAGGCCATCGGGGGCGATTGGTTCCGGTATCAGCAAAACCAGTCCGAGGGTATGCCGCCAGATTTCGATATTTCCGAGGATTTCTGGTTCTACGAGCGGGCCAAGGCATGCGGGTGCTCATGCTGGGTGGACTGGGAAACCGAAGTCGGTCACCTGGCCACGATCACGGTCGGCAAGGCGCACCACGAGGGGTATCTCTCGGCGATGGAGGCTGAGATCACGCCGGTGCTGGCGGCGCACCTGGTCGCGTGCGGGTTTGATGGCCCGATCGATGTCGGTGGCCACGCGGTGGCCCCGTTCCATGTGGAACAGCCGGCGGGGCTGGAGCGTGTGGGGTGACCGCTGCCATTGTGCAGACAGCATGCACGCCGGTGGAGGTGCGAAACACCGTCCTGTTGGCGCTACAGGATCCAGCCGTCGAAGCGTTCCACAAGCTGTGGTATTCGACGCCGACGACCTGGGGTATGACGCGATACCGGGGCGTACCCACGATGAAATCGCCGTTCGACATGCAGATGTATCACGAGATCATCATGGCCACGCGGCCGGGGCTGATCATCGAAACGGGGACGGCCTATGGCGGCTCTGCGCTCCACTTCGCTGACTGTCAGCAGATGGCCGGGGTGACTGCTGGAGCGGTGCTGTCCATTGACGTCGAGGCGCGGCAAGAATGCAGCCATCCGGGTGTCGTGTTCCATGCGGGATCATCGACGTCCGTGCACGCGCAGACGGCTGCCCGTGCTGCGGCGGCCGATTGTAAAACGGTGCTGGTGTCGTTGGATTCTGACCACACGCGCGCCCACGTGGCGGCCGAGCTCAACATCTATGCTGAGCTGGTCACGCCCGGCTCGTTTCTCGTCGTGGAAGATACCAACATCGGCGGCCATCCAGTGGAGTCCGGCGGCGACGATGGTGGGCCTCTGGCGGCTGTGGATGCGTTCCTGTCAGAGCACGCCGAGTTCGTGCGTGAGCCCTTGTGCGAACGCTATTTGCTCACGATGCACCCGGGTGGATGGTTGCGGAGGGTGGCGTGATACCTGACGCAGCTCCTCGGGCGCCGTCGATGGTGGCGGTTTGTATGCCGTCGCTGGGCCAGGTCTCGGCCCACGCGGTCAAGGCGGCGATCAACGTCAGCATGCCGATGAACACACCGCGGTATGACTCGATCGTGACGGCGATCGGCTACGACGTCGCCGCTGCGCGCAACGCGATCGTGGCTGACGTGTTGGCGGCCACGACGCGCGGCGGCGATCGGGTCTCGCACCTATTCTGGATCGATGACGACGTGATCGTGAGTGAGTCGGCCCTAACGCAGTTGTATTACCGGAACCTGCCGATGGTCTCCGGCTACTACTACGCGAAGACGACGCCGCCGCAACCGCTGATCCTGCCAGAGAAACACGGCGGCGTGCGGATGACGTTCCCGCCCGATACGCTGCTGCCGGTGTATGCCCATGGCATGGGCTGCACGCTGATCCGCCGGGAGGTGTTCGACGCGATCGAGCCGCCGTGGTTCACCACGACGATCGACGAGCGCATCGAGACCGATGGGCAGGTAGAGCATTTCACGTCCACTGAGGATGCCGCGTTCTGCGAGCGTGCCGCGGCGGCCGGATTCCAGCCCATGGTGGATACGGGCGTGTTCGCCTTCCACTGGCACCAGGCCGAGCTCAGGGCGTACCCCGTCGAGGCGTGGGCCGAGCACCGGGCTCGTCGGTCGTGGCGCATCCCCGGGCATGAGGTGGCGGCATGAGGACCACGCCACAACGCGAAGCCTTGCGGGCCTCGCTGGCGACTGATCCGGGGTTTGAGGGGTATCCCAAGGGGTCGATCATCGTTTGCGGCGATTGCTGGAAACCCATCTGGAAACTCGAGCGGGGGATTACGCCCGGCGACCGCTGCGGTCGGGCTGCTGGCGCCTTTGCACCGCTCACGCTGGCCGATTTGCGCGACTTGGACGGGCGCCCTGATCTGGACGAGGGGTGGCGCGGGTTGCTCGCCGTGTATGCCCTGTCGCCATCGGCCCGGGCCGTGATCGGCGCCCGGCGTCCACGGTCAGGCGATGCGGCTACCTGTCCGGCGTGCGGGGGGCAGTTCCTGAAGGCGCGCACGGTGACGCAGTCCGAGACGCTCGATCACGCGTATGTTTGGGAAATGTTGTGGGTGCCGCCGTTGGCGGCCCGATGCGCGAATCGGTTTGTAGGCCAGTCGACGCGCTGGACCCATGAGGCGATCGATGATGACGCAGTGGCACAGGTGACGAGATGACCGCTATTGTCGGCCCAGAGCAAGGTACCGGATCGATCCTTGGTGATCAGTCTCCGACGATCACCAGTGCCACGCTGACAGGCGCCAGTGTGCCTGATGGGTCGCTGCTGGACCTCAGCGCTGTCGTGCATGACGACGCTGGCGCGCAAGGGCTGCACCTACCCCAGGCCGCCTCGGCTACACCTACGAGTCCGTCGTCAGGCGAAGGGTTCCTGGCCTGGGACGCGGCCGGTAATCAAATGATTGCGTACAACGGGTCGGCATGGGCGGCAGTAGGTGGTGGGTCCGGCTCAGGTGACGCGCTCGTGGCTAATCCGCTCTCACAATTTGCGGCCACGACATCGGCGCAGCTTGCGGGCGTGATCAGCGACGAGACGGGATCAAGTTTGCTCGTCTTCAACACGTCTCCGACTC